CCAGTACCCCCAGTAAACCCTGTAGCACCAGTAGCCCCAGTAAACCCTGTAGCTCCAGTAGCCCCAGTAAACCCTGTAGCACCAGTAGCCCCAGTAAACCCTGTAGCTCCAGTAGCCCCAGTAAACCCTGTAGCACCAATAGCCCCAGTAAACCCTGTAGCACCAGTAGCCCCAGTAAACCCTGTAGCACCAGTAGCCCCAGTAAACCCTGTAGCACCAGTAGCCCCAGTAAACCCTGTAGCACCAGTAGCCCCAGTAAACCCTGTAGCTCCAGTAGCACCAGTAGCCCCAGTGCACCCAAGTAAAACATCAGTTCTACATTTCTTTTTAGGTACTAAAATCCAATATCCATCATGAAAAACATATTTAGATCCTGAAGCATCGATCCAAACTTGTCCCTCAAATGGATTTGGTATCGATTCATATGGATTACTACTTTTTAAATTATAAACTTTGATTTTTCTCTTGATTTTTCTCTTTCCATCATCTGATGACCCCGAACATTCGGGTGATGAAACGACAATTTTTACTTTCTTTTTCTTTTTTGAGTGACCATGTGACATTTTATTTTTAACAAGATAAAATGATCTGAATCATGTTATTATTACACAACTTGTAAAAATGAATTTTTAATAATGAACATCAAAGTACTAACTGTAAACTATGCAATCGAAGATGAAAAAGTTTTTTATTGAAACTTCGTGCGATGCTGGTCACAAATGGACAATCCGAGATTCTTTTTCTATGAAATGTCCACATATCTGTTCTATCGAAAGAATAGGATGTGAAAAATCAAGTTTTCGTTTCACAAACGTCACTCTCAATCCATTTTTTGAATCAAATCTAAAAAATCAGAGAGACATGATAAAATTATCAGACATCATTTTGATAACAAATGATGCCAAACTGTTTCGTGTATACGAATACGATGAAAAAAAAGATTTATTGGGTTACGCATGTTGCACAGGACACCGATTTAACATCAAAATGGATTCACTCGAACCTGAATGGTTTCGAGTAAAATGTTTGGAATGTAGTTTGACAGAAAAAATTCAAAAAGTCCGACAAAAAATTAAAAAACTAGGTTGTAAAATTGTTAAGGGACAATTGCTTCCCGGAGCTGTTCGAAAAAATAAAGGAATCAATCTTTTTTGTGAATCTTGTAACGAAGAAAATGAATTTTCATTCGATGATATTTTGAGTAAAAACAAGATTTGCTGTTTGAACATTGAAACAGAAAACAACAAAAAAACAATGATTGTTGGAACAAAAATTCCAAAAAAAACATCAAAGATTCAACTTTTATCAGATGTTTATTCAAAAGAAGATGAAGATATTTTAACTGATAATTCAGTGGAAACTTTGAATGTAAAAAATCTAGAAAAAACTGAGATTATCAGTGAAAAAAAGATTGAAACATTGATTTTTGAAGTAAGAAATCAGATTCAAAGAGAAATGAATCAGAAGCTCGAAGACACAATGCTCAGATTGAGAAACGAAATCAGTTCCCTTTCTGGATCGATTTTTGGAATCACAAATGCACTGAAGCAAATGAAATCAGAAAAAGTTCCATTTGAAGCTTATCTCACTGACATCGTTCAAAATATTCGAGAATTAAAATCAGATTTACTGACTGGGTTCAATTTACAAAGAGAGAGACACACGTTCGTTTCTTCAAATATCGAATCAATTTCATCAGAAATGAATCAGTTGAAAAAAAGGTTTCGAGACGAAGAACCTAGATCTGAGAGTTATTCAAGAAAAGAACCTAGATCTGAGAGTTATTCAAGAAAAGAACCTAGATCTGAGAGTTATTCAAGGAACACCGGTTATGTTTCTCAATCACATCGATCAAATGTTTCAATTTCAAAATCGGTTACATCTATTCGTTCATCATCTACTCATGTTACTTCTGGTGTTTCTGTCTCAAATTATCCACACAGAGTTCAATCAAATGATTCGAACGATCAAAGAAAAGAACAAATGAACAGTGGTTCTCTTAAACAAGAAGAAATTCCAACAAATGTTTCAAAAACAACACTATCATTACTTGGAATCGAATCTTATTTGCCACATCCAACGATGAAAAACATGTTTGTTTTGAAATGTAAACATCGAAGTTCAACCAAAACAGAAAAACATGCTTTGAATGCAATTCATTGTGTTTTGTGTTCAAAAAATAACAAGTAAAACTAGATGAAAATCAAACTTAATTAAATTTAATTAAGTTTGAATGTTTAATTAACAAAACATAATGATAAAATACCCACACTACAAATAAAAAATACGGGATAAAAAAGATCTAGGAAAGAATCAAATTCATTTGTTTTACTTTTCGATCTAAGAAACCTATATGTAATTTCTTCGTGTTCAACATCAGATTCAGAAGATGTTTCTGAATCAGAAACAATCTCAGACTCAGATGAATCATCCATTTTATTCTTATCTATATCGATTGTTTTTTCATCAAAACATCGAGAAATATTGATTTCATCTATTATTTCAAAATCACTCATTTTTAATGGAACAAAAGAATAAAACTAAAGATCAATTAATTCGATTCTTTAAAATGCCAGAAGGACCAGAAGTTCATATTATATCTGATTTGCTTCATCGAAGATTGGTTTGTGAACAAAATGAAGTTTATCTCACATCGATTACAATCAATGAAAAATCAAAATACTATAATAAATCTGTTAAAAATTTAGATTCTTTACTTTCTTTACTTCCATTAAAAATCAATAAAATTCGAGCAAAAGGAAAGAAGATATTATTTGAATTTCAAGATTCTGAAGTAACAATTATATCTTCATTAGGGTTGGAAGGCAAATGGATATTTGAAAAATCAAACAATAGTGGTGTTCAATTGATTTTTGTCAATCAATTGAACCAAAATATAAATTTATATTTTGATGATTCGCGCCATTTTGGTTTGATTAATTTTTGTCTCAATTCAGATGAAGTCAATCAAATTATGAAAAATGTAGGTCCTGATTTACTTATTGATCCTGTTACGATTGATCAATTCAAAGAAAAGATAAAACAAAAAAATGTTTTAAACAAACAAATAGTGTTTTTTCTTATGAATCAAAAGTATTTTAGTGGAATTGGCAATTATTTGAAATCTGAAATATTATATGCAAGTGAAGTTGATCCAAGAAGATTATGTGAGACTCTGTCGAACTATGAAATTGAAAAAATATTTGAACAAACAAAAAGATTATTACTTTCATCTTACGCTGCTGGTGGATTGACAATAAGAAGTTATTGGGATCCTGAAGGCAGACAAGGAAGTTTCATTCCACTTGTTTATTCAAAGAAGTTTGATCCTTTTGGAAATGAAGTAATCAAAGGAGAATATAGCGATAAAAGAACAACATTTTGGGTCCCTGTTGTACAAAAATAATTTTTCTAATTCAAATTAGAAAAATTATTTTAACCTCGTGTTCATCTGTGAACATACAATTAATTCATAGTCAAAATATAAACATTCATTTTTGACAAAACAAACAACATAAAAACGATAGTGATTGATTTATCCTATTATTTTTTACATAGATTCTTCTTTCAAAATCAAGTAAATAACAATTCCAATTTTTAAGTAACATTGATTTTTGAGTAGTAATCAATGAATTAAATTTAGGCAACAATAATAAATCAGATTCAATTATAAAATCATCGATATTCCCATCTTCATCACATATACATTCAACATTTTCTAAGTTCGGAAACATTCTCGCATCAAATATTGATAAAGTTATTTTTTTTATTTTCTTCACTGTATCTGATTTTAAATCACTGTGAAACACAACAGGTAGTGTTAAGGATTCAATTGAATGAATTTTTAACAGTGATCCAACAATATAAAAATAATCACTATGTGTTTTTATCAGATTGATTCCTTTTACATTTATTTTTGATTTATCAAGGAAATTCACGTTCAACGAAATATCAATGTCATTGATTTTTACATCTGTCCAACGAGAGATATAACAATATACTTGGTGTATCAAATACAAAGGAGCAGCAAAGTAATTTAACGCTGAAACAAAGCGAAATGATTCAAAGTTACAATGAAAAGAAACACCAGCAATATCAAGATATCTCAGGTTTTCACATAAATTTAATGAAATTACTTCGTTATAATAAAGAACAACGTTGTAAATGGTTAATTTGATTAATTTTGGAAAACAAATATGAAATTTAATTTCATATTCAGGTGATTGATGTAGAACGAGTTCTTCGACATTAACAAAGATTTTATTTAATAAAGGATAACCATAAAATGCATCTGTATGACAAAGATGAAGAACTTTTAATTGAGAAAACAACAATGGAGGTAAAAGTGTTTTATGATGAAGAATCAATTTTTCTAGTTTTGGTAGTTGTATTTCTGGCCAACGAATCACCGCTGATAGTTCGAGTGATTGAATATTTTTTGTTGAAATATTTTTTAAAACATCAGTTACATCATGTTTTTCTAAGCTAAAAATACGACATTCAATACAAGAATTTACATTTAGTTCTGAATTAAAATCAAAATATTGAATTTGACTATCGAATGTTTTTAGTTCTATGAATTGATTAAATTTCATTCTTGTTTTGCGAAGACCAAAGTTAAAATCATAAAATTGATTTATTTTATTATATTTTAGTATATTTCACTTTAATTTACTTTATTTTCAAATACAAATAAGTGTGATATAGCAAAATATAATTTGATTCAAACAACAAAATCAAATAATCAAATGAAATACGATCCAAAATTTAATCTTGATAATATATCAGAAAATAATGAACAGAGATTGATAATTGATAGATACACAAAGAGATTCTATTTATTAATTCGATATATGTATATGTATGAATTATATGATGATTCAATGAATAAATTAAGCACTTATGTATCTGATGAAAATATAGATGTAGGTGTGTGGAACAATTGTATTTTTGTTGCAACAAAAATAAATATGTATGATTCATCATTCGATTATAGTATATATTACATGGAAAGAACTATTCGAGAACTTGAAGTTGGATATAATTTTTGTGTTTTATCGTATATCAAAGAAAACAAAGAAAGATGTGATATTTTTGATAGGTGTTCTTTACTTTGTAGTTTTTCTGGTAAAATCCCAAGAATATATGGAAATAAATTATGTTTTCAAACAGAAAATTATATTAAATGTATGAACTTAGATACATTTAGTGTGATAAACAAGGTTCGATGTAAAAACAATTTGATTATGGGTGTTTGGTTGAATAATAATATTTTAATGTGTGAAAGAGAATCTGAAAAAGAAGATTTATACTCTGTTAATAGAGATGAATGTTTGATGGTTAGATTTGAAAATGGAAAAATAATAAGGTCTAAGAAAACAAATAAAAGTAGAGTTGGTTTTATTTGTTGTTTGGTTTAGGTTATGTGAGTGTTTGAAATAAATAAAATTAGAGGCAAATAAGAAAAATAAAAGATAATAATCCATTATCTTTTATTCTGATAAAACAACAAAACTTTGTTGGTTGTTTTGTGTGAGTTTTCCAGATCACGCTGGGATAGGGTGGACCTATCATTTTAGAATCAAGAAGATAAAACAACTTGATCCGCATTGCTTTTAACGCATGCAGGGTGCGAGACTCCAGAATCGATAAATTAACAAAGGTTAACTTGTATCATTGACGTCTTACCAATGATACCCTCAGAAGCTCTGAGGATCGACCATCATTCTACTCGATCCTGTTATTTTAACAATCAGTTTTTAACATGGGTTAATTGAACCTTGAATCTATTCAATTAACCCATGTTAAAAACTGATTGTTAAAATACCTAGTTCGGTCAAAATGACCAATGGATCTACAGAGAAAAGTTGGCCTACCGCCTGTCGTTGGCATAAAGGACAGGACGCGCGCTGAGAGCGGTTCTCAGCTCCTCCAAGGGGATGCCTTGGGCAAGTCGAGCAGTGAGGCAAAGATCTGCTCCGCCACAGAGTCGGGATCTCTGGACCCCCTGGTGCTGGGTGAGCACCCTGAACCGACAACCGGCTTGTCGGAACCCATTATCTGGGAAGACGAAGTTGTAATTCAACCACAGTCTTTTTCTCATAGCAAATCAAAACGAAAATTCGATGCGTTGGCGCTTGAATTGAGTAGAGAAATGAGAGAAATAAGACTGAGAACTTGCACTGAATCTACCAGATCATCTGCGAGTACCACCGCGTTTCTAAGAAAGAGAATCAGTTCATCTGAGTCTCTATCAAAGAAAAGCGACACTCGCGCTTCAACCCCTTGGTTCGAACCTGTGTTTCCTGATGACATTCATATTCACAGACCTTCGTTCCAGGATCTCGTTGTTCAATGTGCATTCGAGTCTCACTATGACACAGACTGTTTCAAGTCGATTCGAAAGTACCTGAACGCGAAAGACGGCGTCTATCGCATCGACGTTGCAGAGATGACGTTTCTCATCGGTTCATTGAACAAATTATCGATGACGAGTACCCTCTGTCAACTACTTGATTACTTCCTTTCAAATGAGGTTGAATCAGTGCTTGGAGCGAGCCGTCTTCAGTCCCTAGCAATGAGGACTTACGCATCATACCAGTACTTGTGGAGAAACTACATTCAAGTACTCGAACAATACAAACAACACAGTGATTCTCTGATCCAACTTCGACACTTGTCGAGGATCTATTCATTTTTGGTTTACGCGAAGTTACCAAGTGGAGATAGATCAGAGAAACGCAGGATGCAATACGAACAGTTCGTTCACTATGTGAATGAAAGTGTCAAACGGATGATCGAGAATATTCTTTCGATGTATCCTGAAGATTCAGAGGAACGTGAATTCCTCCTGAAATGTCAGGATTACACAAAGATGACTCAACTGATGGTGGATCTCATTGAACCAATCAACAGTGTTCCAGACAAAAACTTTCAAACGACCTGGTCCCGCGAGAGTCTCGGTGCAAACCTCGAGAACAACAGTGTTGAACAAATTGTGTGGTATGAACGAGATCAAGAAGAATCAGACGAATTCTCTGAGAAAACCAAGTACAGCTATTTTGAGTCTCCTGATGAGGATGACTTGGATGAAATGTCGGTTAACACAAGAAACATCATGTGTATCATCAGGGAAATGAATCGAATGAGATGCAATACTCTCTCTGAATTCTTCCGGAAAGTAGGAGATCCACATCCAACGAACTAAAGGGTGATCGCTTGCGATCCATTAGGTTAAAACAAAGAAAAACATCAAAAACCTGATGTTTTTAACAATCAAACAACTAACTTATATTATTTGAAATTCATAAACTAAAAACTTTTAGTTTATGTAAAATAAACTAAGGTAAATCTTACCTTTGTTTACGATAATTATAATATCGAATCATATTAGGTGCAATTAGCCCGTGATTCTTCATCATTTCATATTTGTCAAAACCACATTCTTCAATAAACTTTTCAATATCAAAACTCAATTTGGTTTCCTTAAAATATTCAAGGTGATTTATGAGAAATTCATAGAATTTAATGTAGTTCTTTTGACTCAAATAATGCTCAGAGATTAATGAATAAAAATTCTTTAGTGATTCAACATCCGAAACATACTCCGTTATTTGATCGACTAACTGATCAAAGTAATCTTCATTAATATGTTTTAAACAAATGACTATGCGAAGTAGTTCATTATGTTGAACGTGACGTATCAATTTTTGAATCGAATAACCTTTGTCCATACAACAGGAGAAAGAAAAACAAGATATCCTTGAAAGTAACGGAGGTGATATTTTTACAATCAGTTTTTGTTTTTCGCTCTATTTTTGATTCAAAAATAAGTTTTATATTTCAATTGAAAACAAGATGTCAACAGGAGAGACAAAAGAATTGACTCCCAATCAAACATTTGTTGTCTTTTTTATTGGAGTAATCATAACGGCTGGTATTTTTTACATCATTAAATCAAGTATCGAATCTTCAAGAATAAAGAGACAAATAAATTTGAATGCAACAGCATCAAATGTAGATCCGAGTTTTGATGAATTTTCAAGAGGTCTCTTGTTACTAATTGTACTCACAGTAATATTTTATCTTATGGTTTCTATGGTTGCCTTCTCTGCAAATGAAAAATTTCTTTCGGTTGTGGCTTTTGTGTTGATGATATTCTCTGTTGTCTTAGCCATTGTTTATTCAAGAAAAGATTATACCACTTCATATAACATCGCAACTGGCATATTTTTATTCTCTGCATTCATTGTTGCACTTGTTTTTCTTATGTTTTGGGTGTCAATTGGAGGAGGAAGTAGCTATGGATATGGTGGACGTTGGTAAATTAAATAAAATCAAATAGGTTTTGTTAAATAATGAGATTTGATGATTAAATTTGAATTAAATTTAATCATCAAATCAAAGAATGTCAAAACAACAAAAAACATCAGGGTTTGAATCTGATATTGAAATAAAATCATATGTTCATTTACATAAACATTCCAGTAGAAAATATATTTCTGAAGAAACAAGTTGGATAAATAAAAAAGGATTCAATGTATTTAATTCTCGTAGACATTCAATAGCACCAACTGATGTTATTGGGGCTAATTCAATGGCATCTGATGTTTTCTCAGGTATGAATTAAAGTATTATATTTGATATTTCAATCAAATATCAAATATAATTTTATATTTATCGAGATGACACAAACATTATAAATTCTCTACTTTCACTAAAATCAAATGAATTAATAGTTACATCGATCAATCCATTTATGTTTCGCAAAGATAAAAGATCTTCATCAAAGTTTTTTGGGTTTAATTCTAGATTATCCCTTATAACTGATGAACGACCAGATGGAACTAAAAATGCAGATATTTTCTTTTCTTCATTCACAATGATTAAATATATGTTATCTCCGATTAACAAACATGATTTTAGTGAATTACCAAAGTTAATGTCAGAAAAATAAACAGGTACTATTATCGACGATGTAAGTTCAGCTACAGATACACATTTTGACACATCACGGTATTCGTATCTCATAAATTCTCTAATATCTGTGGTTCTTTGCCAAAATTTCATTGTTCCATCAGAATTTTTAATCACTGATTTTATATCTGTATCTTCAGGTTTCATGGCGATGTATGATTTTAAAGCACCACCAGATATTCTCGTTGTTTCTCTCATATATCTATTGAATCCATCAATTACTTGTGTTGAATTGATTATATACAAACAATCATTCTTTACGTCTGGTGACACATCACTAATATTTGGTGTACATTTGTCACCAGATTTATCTTTTATTTTCTTTAATGTATCTGAAATAGAAGATACTGTATAATTAGATTTTATTGAGAGATGACTGAAAACACCAGCAGAATCATCATTAATTATCAATGGAAACTTTGCTAAAATTTGATCGTTAGTTGCCACAGTTGGTTCAAAACCAAGAATAAAAAGATAGCGATAGATTGAGTACCAAATAGGTGACATTGATGTTCCATTGTACGGAGCTTTAGTGACTAATTCATCAATAAATTTAAATGTTTGAGTTTGAATATATTCTTTAATTGTAGCTTCTCTTGCAAATATGGGTGAATTCTTATCGAGATAAGTAACGTAATCTTGAGCGATGCTTATTAAATTATCGAGTGAAGCTTTGGATGACAAATAAACGTCAAATATTACACTTGGATTTAATTCAAAACATACGGATTGTGTTTTTTTAATGTTTCTTACTAATAACATGTAATTAGCAAAGCGACACGAAGGATCTGTGTTATAAGCAACTGGTTCGAATTTTGAACATGTATCACGAAAAATTGATAGAACTGGTAAAAATGTTAAGGCTTTTTCTGAAAGTTTAATTATTTTTGTTTGATTTTTATACGTAATTTCGAAACATTGTTCTTCTTTACCAATGTTTGATCCCATTGATGTTTTATGAGAATAAAAGTTTTAAATTATGATTTGAAGAAGAGTGGTTAAATTGATTGTTCGAATTAAATGTTTAAATTGGTGTTTATTTAGATGAATGAGTGGATATGATTTTGATATTTGTAATTGAATCGTGATTCAATAGTAGATAAAATAAGTTAAATGTGAATTTTTGGAATGTAATGTTAATCAATCAAAACTTACATCTCATTCATTGATTTTCAAATTATTATTCTATGATTCAAATATATTTCATCTTCAAATATATTTGAGAATACAAGTTAAATCAGAAATATTAACAACACAAACAAATATTTGTATTATTGTTTGAAATCAGAAACTCACATCTCAAATCTCATTCATTGATTATTGAAATAAGGAACTCAAATCTCATTCATTGATTATTGAAATAAGGAACTCAAATCTCATCAAAATCTATCCAACATTAAATAATAATTTGTTTATTTTTGAAAAGAAAAGAATCAAGAAAAGAAACAAAATAATAAAAAATATAAAACACAATATTTTAAATATTCTTCCTGAATACTTTGGTATCAAAGGTAAATCTGGATAAAACAAAGGTAAATATTCATTGTATGGAATATTATAATATGGACCAGGGAAATGTAATGCAATTGGATTTCTACCAGTTATTCTTGAAATAAAAGTTTTATCTTTCTCTGAGAATTCCCAAAGATCAATGACTCCGATAATTGGTGCTTGAAATATGGTAGCGACCAATGAAAGATTAAAATCTATAACAATTGAATTATTATTACCTGATGTTAAAATATGAGCAGCACCATTTTCATCATCTTCATATTCAGAGTTTAATGTAAAATATTCAATTAATTCATTTAAAGTTCCAATGAGAAATCCACCATTTGCATAACAAAATGGAGATGTGACACATATCTCATCGAGTTTTTCTTTTTCATTCAATCGATTTATCTGACCATACCATGAATAATTCGATAAAACAACAGGAGTCTTATATTCTTCATAGTGTTTCTGTAATAATGTTGGACCAGCTATGAAAAATAAATCACTTGAATCACAAAAAACATAGAGTGCATTAGGGTCATTAATTTCTTTTATTTTATTCAAATATTGTTCTGTTCTCCATTTCCAACCTTGAAATTTTTGATCTTGACCCAAAATATGTATGTTATTTTCATTGTAGTTTGTTCGAATAAGACTTGAATAAAAATTTAAGAATGCTGGTGTTCGATGAGTCGCAACTGTGATAACATGAATTTCTTTTGACATTTTAATTTATAAGATTAATACATCATAAATAATTAATCTTATAAATTAATCAAATTATAAATTTTAAACACACAGAACAAAAGAACAAGAAAAATTGCACTCCAAACCAAAGCTAAAGTGATTCTTATTTTAAATGAAACTATTTTTATCTGAGGTAAATCAGGGAATATTTGTTTTAAATATTCATTGTAAGGATAATGATAGTGAAACGAAGGAAAATGCAAAACACACATCTGTTTACCCGATATGTCCGAATAAACTTTTCTTTCTTTTATTATCCAATCATCAATGTTACCAGATGTGGATTGAACAATTGTTGCAGATAGAGAGATATTTGTATCAATCGTTAAAGTAGAATTCAAACTCAAATTCGAAAGAAGATAACCTGCTCCTTGTTCATCATCAATGAAATTTAAGTTTGCTGATAAATATTTTATTGAACCTAAAAAATCTCCCATTACAAAACCACAATTTGGATAACAATAATTATGTTTTGATAGACATGTTTCTTTGAGTTTATTTGCTGAATTAGGGGATATATGACCTATCCATTTTTGAATTGATAAAACAACAGGAGTCTTATATTCTTCATAGTGCTTTTGTAATAATGTTGGACCAGCTATGAAAAATAAATCACTTGAATCACAAAAAACATAGAGTGCATCAGGGTCATTAATTTCTTTTATTTTATTCAAATATTGTTCTGTTCTCCATTTCCAACCTTGAAATTTCTGACCTTGACCCAAAATATGTATGTTATTTTCATTGTAGTTTGTTCGAATAAGACTTGAATAAAAATTTAAGAATGCTGGTGTTCGATGAGTCGCAACTGTGATAACATGAATTTCTTTTGACATTTTAATTTAAATAAATAACATTGAATGTTATTTATTTTATCATATTTTATTTGAAGCTCAATCTGTAAATAAAATATATCAAACAACAAATCAGAATTAAAATTAAAAACCAAGAAGAAAATTGTATTTTTATCAGTGTGATATTTGAATGAGGTATTTTTGGTAATGTGGGATAAAACACAGACAATGCTTCGTTATACAAATACGAATATTGAGCACCAGGGAAATGAAGTGCCACAGGAGATGTTCCATTAGCCTTGAATTTTATGTTTCCGTTTTTTATTGACCAATATTCAGAATAATTAACAAACGGTGGTTGAGTCAGAGTTGCTGTTAGTTTTGTTTCGGTGTCAAGTTTAAATTTAGAATTGTTTTCTAATATTATTCTTGCAGCTCCTTGTTCATCATCAATATACTCTGAATTTAATTCAAAATAATCAATCAAACCTTGTAGTGATCCAACAACGAATCCCCCATTGGGATAACAAAAAGGAGAATGAACACATGTTGCTGTTAATTTTTCATAATCATTTTTGAATAAAGTTCGATATGAAGTGTAAACAGAAATAATTACAGGAGTTTTATATTCTTCATAGTGTTTCTGCAATAATGTTGGTCCAGCTATGAAAAATAAATCACTTGAATCACAAAAAACATAGAGTGCATCAGGGTCATTAATTTCTTTTATTTTATTCAAATATTGTTCTGTTCTCCATTTCCAACCTTGAAATTTCTGACCTTGACCCAAAATATGTATGTTATTTTCATTGTAGTTTGTTCGAATAAGACTTGAATAAAAATTTAAGAATGCTGGTGTTCGATGAGTCGCAACTGTGATAACATGAATTTCTTTTGACATTTTAATTTATAAGATTAATTATCTGTTAATTTATGAAATTAACAGATAATTAACTATTATGTCTCACGCTTTGGGTTATTAGAATTATGAATATGATTGAATCGAATAATGATAGTGATACATTGTGATTTCAAACAATGATACAAATATTTGTTTATGTTGTTAATATTTCTGATTTAACTTGTGTTCTCAAATATATTTGAAGATGAAATATATTTGAAGTATAGAATAATAATTTGAAAATCAATGAATGAGATTCGAGTTTTTGATTTCGAACAATAATATATTCTTTTGTTGTTAATATTTCTGATTTAACTTGTATTCTCAAATGTCTCAATATCAAGTACTTCAATCATAAAATAATCTTTTGATTCTCATTTGAATATAAAATTCAAATAAATCATTATTATTTTAATAAACGAAAACAAATAAATAAAATCAATAATAACAAACTACAAAAAATAATTGTTTTCATTAGTTTGCTCATCGATTCGACGCTTCTTAATTTCATATCAGGATAAAATATTCGAATATAATCGTTATACAGTGGTTCGCTTAACTTACCTGAAAAATGCAAAGCACAAACTTTATTTCCAGTTATTTCTGATTTCATTTCATTTTCATTTACTTTCCAATATCGCATAGAATTTAATGAAAATGCACTCATATTACAACACAAAGAAAGATTAACATCAAAAATAAATAAATTTGAATCAGGTTCATAAATATCAGCTGTTCCATATTCATCATCATCATAACCATTGATTCGATTATAATATTCAATCATTCCATCAAACGTACCCATTACAAAACCACAATTAGGATAACAAAAAGGTTCAGTTATGCAATTTTCATAACATTTACTTGCATTGTCAACAGATATATTATAATAATTCGATTGAATTGATATAACAACTGGCGAAGCATATTTTTCAAAGTGTTCCTGTAACACATCTGGTCCCTCAATAAAAAATAAATCACTTGAATCACAACAAACATACAAAGCATCTTTATCATTGATTTCTCTTATTCTGTTCAAATATTGCTCTGTTCTCCACTTCCAACCACCAAACTTCTGTTTTTGACCTAAAATGGATATATTATTTGAATCATAATTGTTAATTCTCAGACTTTCAATAAAATTTAAATATCCTTGATTCACGTTTGTTGCAACTGTAATCACATGAATCTCTTTTGACATTTTATTGTGAAAAACAAAGTTTTTACAAATAACCTATAGATAATTCACTTTGTATTAAACTTTCAAAAATAAGAAATATTTTTCATTATTTCTTATTTAAAATGATTACATAGAAAGTTATTCTTCCTTTTGTAAAAATGCCAAGAGAGTTTGTATTGCAAGAAAAATATTATGCAAACAATAACACATTTGTACATCTTGTCAATGAAACATCAACTGATAAAAATTATATCCTCAAATTATACCTAAATCCGATAAGTGTTTCATTTTTCTATGATTTGTTTATCACTTCACAATGTAAACATGAGAGAATACTGAATTTAATTGATATTTTTCATCCAGAGGATATTTTATTTTCAATGACAGAAGGTAAGTTTGATACAAACGATTGTTTGGGTTTACTTTATCCTGTCGCAAAACATCGAGATTTATTTGAGTGTATAGTTTCAAGTGATTTAGTTAAACCAGAAATGTTTCATGAAATAGTTCGTCAAACATCAGAAGCATTAAATGTCCTTCATTCCTTTGGTTTTATGCATCGAGACATTAAACCAGAAAATATTCTTGTATTTTCTTTGGATCCAATAGATATTAAATTATGCGATTTTGGTCATTGTTGTCCGATATCTGAGAATATGTCAGGCCACACAGGAACTCCATCATATCAGGCTCCAGAGATTCTCCTTCGAATACCATATAATCAGTCAATCGATTATTGGTCCCTTGGTTCAACCTTATATTCTTTATTCAAAGCAAAATTACTTGAATACCATTACCCAACTACATATAAAACAATGATAAATAGATCTGAAAAAGTTTACTTGATACCAAAATCATGGTCTGACAAGAGAAACGATGAAGTCACATTGGAAAGACTTGAAGTAAAAATAAATACTAAATGGGAAGAGATAAGAAATTTGACTAAAACAATTGATTCAAATGAACTCACCTCGAGTATCGAGAGATGCTCAAATTATTGTTCAGTCGATTCTAACAATCGAAAAATAAACAGTGAAAATATATCTGTTTTATTTCGTTTGTTTGACACGAGAATCGAAGGTTTACCAACATCACTTATGGTTGGAAACGAAGGACATAAATTTATTATATATTCTATTTTTAGAAAAACATATTCACCTGAGGTTGCTAAAGTGTTATCCGACATGTTCTTTCGTAATGAGACTGTTGAATTGGATGAATCTAATTTTATTTTTGAGATAAGCAACTCAAATGTGTTTATTTCATTCGATTTAACTCAAGAGATAATTTAATTAAAAACATAATTTATTAACACAAGAAATGAAGTTCGAAACTAAATATCCTTTCCTTCCCGTTCGTGATGCTGAAAAATGGGAAATGATAGCTGGAGTGCGCAAAGTATCTATGACTGCAAGATCTGAAGGTGGATGGTTTCATGAAGTCAAAAAATTGCGTCGTTGGTCACTCGTACCAGTTGAACTAAAAGAAAGAAGAGAAAAGTTTCTCTCTAGAACACTCGCTGCATACAAAAGTAAACCTACGTTTCGAAGATTTATTAGTTTAATTATGTGGAATTATCTACCAGATATTCAATTTGATAAGCATGGTGCAATGATTGAAAAAAAATAACAATATGTGTGATTCATTTTTTGGTAACAAATTCAAGTTAAATTAACTTGAATTTGTTTTTGAATGTTTTTCAAATGTTACAAATAAAGATAGATCAAAAATATAAAAAATGATAACACTCATCTCATTCTTCTCATCTAAGTTTCGTGAATTATTCAGGTGTCCCAAAAATAAACCATCTCTTGAAAATTTATCTAAATATAGCGATTATCAGATCCATAATTTAATCAATAAATTAGATAAAAATGATACTGAATCTCGATTAACTATTATTAAGCATTGTTTGAAAGATAGAAAGAATTGTTTTTCAATTCTATTTCTATTCCCAAATATCTTTGACAATATTAAATCATCTGATATTTCTTCATTTATTAACATTGAAAACTTTATTGCATTTATAAATGAAAAACAGAATGTGTGTTATAATTCAAATATACTTTGGTTCTGTTTTCGATATATAAATCCTAAAAATTATAAATTAGTATTACTTGCATGGAAATCAAATTATGCTTCTGAAAACATTGATGAACTATTTGATGAACACTTAATACCAAGATTGTTGATCAAAAAAGATTTTATCTTTGATTCTGATGAAAAACTAGGTGTGTATGAGTCTCAAAATGAAGAAAAAGAAATTGAAGAAAGATTACATCTTTTTATTGATTCATTAATTGAAGTTGGACATCATACACTTGATTTTAATTCTTACATTCGCTATGAAAGTATGATTAAATATCATCTTGATGAATATAACGAAGACATCTTAGATTTTATATCGAGATGTATTAGAAAAGAATCAGATGCATCAATTAATATGGAAGAAAGTAATGAAAGAATCAATAAAATTTTAGAATCATATTTCGTCATTGGTTCAATTGAACTTCGAAAAAAACTTCAAATGAGATATGTTAATGTTTTTCATCGACCATTTATGTCAAATGAAAATTTGTTGAATGATCAATTGCATAAAAGCACATTCATAAGGATTTATTTGGATTCAAAACCTGATAAACAAAAAGTTTATTTCGATAAATTTTATGATATAATTATGTCTGAAAATGAAGAATATTTGCGTTGTTACATCAATAAAATTCCTTTCGATATTTTACTCAGTATATCAGATAAAATAAATGAAACAAATAGAGAAATAAGATGTACAACAGATCGAATGATTAAATTTGCAAAACATTGTTTCGAACAATAATGATGTAAATGTAAATGTGAATGTGATTTAACTTTTGGTGATTAAAATATATTCGAATGATGAATGATAAATGAGATTTGAAAATCAAACAATGATACAACTTGATTTGTTTGTGTTGTTAATATTTCTGATTTAACTTGTATTCTCAAATATATTTGAAGATGAAATATATTTGAAGTATAGAATAATAATTTGAAAATCAATGAATGAGATTTGAGATTTGAGATTTGAGATTTGAGATTTGA